TAGTCCTTCTGGAGAATCTTCTCAACAGCTGAACAATGGACGGAATCTCGAAATCCGGCCTTCGAGAACAAATCGAGCATCTCCTCAAGCTCGTACTCGGAAAGATCGTAACGCACAAAAAGTGAACGATCAGAAATTTTTAAAACCGGCGTAAGCGACGATTCGAGGTTCAGTGTATACGAAAGGTTTCGTTCAACTTGCGCAAGAACAACACGCCGATTACGAAAAGACTGAGAATCGAGGCGACCCAAAACAGCGGGAAAGTCACGGGTCTTAGTAGCAGCCAATAGATTCTTCAGAAACGGGGCATCCATGCGAGGGAAGGTAGACTGGATCAAACCGCGTTGGAATTCGCGAGCCCGTTCACAAACGTCCCCTCGACCGGCAAGATCACCGCGACAAGTGCCGGAAGCTCGCAAAAATACACCCATGTTGATGACCGGTTGCAATTCTCCAGAAGCGTCAAAAACAGGGGAACGCTTCAAGAATTGGATATCTTCAGGTTTATCACAACGTTGGAGCGTAATCAGATATCCGGCGCGGGCGGCGGAGGTAACAAAACCAGTTTCCGTCTGCTCGCCCTCAGAGATAGCGAGAGCAATCAGCATGCTAGCTATGTTGTTGATGAACGTGGTCAAGGTGCTCCCCGAATACAACCTCGCTCCGATAGGTCGCAACAAAACTCTCTGTTTCCCGTTCCGCGACGTAATCTCAATCGGCAATCGACATTGGTCGCAAAGGATTCGCAAATCATCCTTCCATATATCGGGAACGACCAAAAGTAACGCATCAAACAACTCATTGGTATGCGAAGCGTCACAAGACGCAATGTCAATATTGTACGCAATACCATCCCTCGTACGATAAACTGAGTCGTCGGAATGGTAAGTAAAATGAAATTTCCCGTCAGAGCGGGTAGAAAGGCGCTGGAATTGATTACGCAGCACGTCAGAGTTGGCTGATTTAACAAAAACCATTTCCCCGGTGCCGACATCGACGGGGGTGGAAGACTGAGCTAATTTCAACATCTCGGTAATGCGAAAACCCTGAAGAGAAGCTGCCACTCCCAAGTCACCAATCATGCGCCCGTATTTCCCGAAACGCGCAATGTCGTCTGGTTTCATCTTATACTTAACCTTCT